TCACATTCATCAGTGTAATGTGAATATACTCGCCGTATCGAACGGCAGTAACAAATATACGGCATACGGACGACATACGCAAGACATAAAGGCCGAATTTTCAGCGGGTTTCCGACAAAACGAAAATTTCGCCCGTGTGCCGTGCGTATGTCGTGAATTATCCATACATTTGTTACTCGGATGTTACCCGCTATAACACTATTAGGATTATGGATAGAACCGTGAAGGAGCCGGTGAGGCTCCGCGAGAAGAAGCTGGCGAGCGGAGGCGCGAGCCTGTACCTGGATTTCTACGTTAACGGCCGAAGGTCGTACGAATTCCTCAAGCTATATCTCGTCCCCGAGAGGTCGAGGGCGGACAAGGAGCGCAACAGGCAGACGCTCCAGCTGGCGAACGCCATCAAGGCGAAGCGGATCGTGGAGGCGCAGTCGAACGCCCACGGGTTCGCCAACGTGAAGGACGCCACGAAGGTGCGCTTCTTCGACTTCTTCCGCTCGTGCTGCGAGGATGAGAGGAAGGAAGGGAGTCGGGGGAGCTACGACCACTGGATGTCGTGCCTGCACCACCTCGAGGTGTTCGAACGGGACAGCCTCATCACCTTCGCCAAGGTGACGCCCGAGTGGGTGCGGGGGTTCCGGGACTACCTGGACCGGAGGGCGGTCACGTGGTCCCGCTACGGATTCGAGCGGAAGGGGGGCAAGAGATTGTCGGAGGCAACGAAGCTCGGGTATTTCAACAAGCTGAAGACGGCGCTGGGCATCGCCGTGAAAAAACACATCATCCCCGCCAACCCCGCCGACGAGGTGGAGGGCTTCCGCAGAAGGGACAGCGCCCGCATGTACCTCACTCAGGACGAGGTGAGGCGGCTGGCGGCCACACCATGCACAAACGACACGGTGCGCAGGGCCTTCCTCTTCTCCTGCCTCACCGGGCTACGGCGGAGCGACGTGGAGAGGCTGAGGTGGGAGGACGTGCACGATCAGGACGGGCTCGTCCGCCTCATCTTCGCACAGAAGAAGACGGGCGGGCAGGAGTACCTGGACATAGCGCCGCAGGCGGCCACGCTGATGGGCGAGCGGAGCGTCGGGCCCGTCTTCCCCGGACTGGTGTCGCCAGCACGCACGAACCTCATACTGCGCAGGTGGGTCGCCCGGGCGGGCATCCGCAAGCACATATCCTTCCACTGCGCCCGCCACACCTTCGCCACGCTGATGCTCGACATAGGGACGGACATCTACACCGTAAGCAAGTTGCTCGGGCACCGTGAGCTGACCACCACGCAGGTGTACGCCAAGATCCTCGATAAGGCTAAGCAGGAGGCGGTGACTGGAATACCCGATCTGCTGAAATAATTTTTATCGTTGATTTTCAGAAGATTATAATTTTCACATAAAAAGAAGCCCCGGTCTCGCGACCAAGGCTTCCCCTGAGTTTACTTAAGACTGAGTATTGTCTCGTAATCTTCGATTCGGTTAATGTATAACAAGTGCTAAAATTAACAGATCGTAAGCCAGATGTCCTCACGCCTCGTCCATGCGTCGAACATGCGGCGGAACAACTTCCCGCACACGTCCTTGGTGTCGGGGCCCAGCCCGCCCTTCACGGTGTTGCGCCCCACCAGCACGCATCCGTCCGTCCAGCCGGCGTTGACTCCGGCATGCATGCGGATGGCGGAGAAACCCTTCACCCCGTTGACGAGCGGTATCATGCCCTTGATGGCGTACGGCTCGTCGTGGAACTTCGGTGAATAGGTGAACGTGACCTTGTACCTCCCCGAAGGGATGGCGGTCTTCTTCGGATATTTGGCCTTTACGGCCCTTATGTGCTCCAGGCTGTCCGTTGACTTCAGCCTCCTGTCGGTGTCCTCCAGCGAATTGCAGAAGACCTCGCTGCCCACGTAGAGGTTCGATATCGTGTACCCCTCCTTTTTGTATTTTCTGTCCAGACTAATCTCCATGGCTTTCCTCCTCCTTTCTTAACCATTCGGCGAGCTTCGGCCTCGTCGGGCATTCGGGGTTGTTGCAACCAACCGCCATGGCTATCACCGAGTTGAGCTTCTTCTCAGTGCGCTCCTGCCGTTTCTCCGCTTTCGTGAGACGCTGCTCTATCTCGTCTCGCCTCTTGTTTCTCTCCGCCAGTTCCTCCTCGTGCTTCTTATCCCTCTTGCCCAGGATGTACTTCACAAGGAAACTGGCGCCGCCGATCAGCGCCACGACGAGGGGTGATATGACGTAAGTGTAAGTGTTGTCGGTAAGCATCATGTACCTCCTTTTTAAATCGATTTCTGCAAATATAAAAACTTTGCCCGAAAAAGTTGCTATTTAACAGATGTTTTTATTAATTTGCGTCATTTCAGTGCAATAGGCACTGTGAATTGCCGTTTTAGTGGCTTATTTTACCACTAAATGGATATTTGACAAATTATACAAATGGTACTTAAAATTAGACTGATATGAGTGAGACACGAAAATATACGAAATTCAACGCGAAAAAAAAGAGAGACTTTTTAGAGGCCATGCGGAAGCATCTCGGTAACATCACGGAGAGTAGTAAGGAGGTGGGTATTAACCGGGGTACTTACTACAATTGGCTCGAGTCGGACCCTAAGTTCGCAGCCGAGATAGACAACATAGCGGAGAGCTGCATCGACTTCGCCGAAAGCCAACTTTTTAAGCAAATATCGGAAGGCAATTCCACGAGCACTATCTTCTACCTTAAGACAAAGGGCAAGAAGAGAGGGTACGTGGAGACGACGGAGATAACAGGCAAGGACGGGAAGGACCTAGTGCCGGCGAGAGTGGACGTGTCAAAGTTGAGCGAGGAGCAACTGAAGGCGCTGGCGGGCATAGAAGTGGGGTAAATGGATACTGATGAGGGCGGAAGAAGTCAACGAGGATTTAGTCATGAAGGCGAGGGCGGAGTTGTGCCGTCGTTCCTTCTATCGCTTCGTCAAGTCCTTCTGGGGCGTGATCATACAAGAGGAGCCTGTGTGGAACTGGCACATAGAGTACATGTGCAAAGAGCTGCAGGACTTGGCGTATTACATCGTCAACAGGCTGCCGAAGCCCTACGACATTATCATCAACATCCCGCCAGGCACTTCGAAGAGCACCATCGTCTCAGTCATGTTCCCGGCGTGGATATGGACTAAGGCCCCATGGGTGAAGATCATCACCAGTTCGTATTCGAGCGACCTGTCCATCGAGCTCAGCCTCAAATCAAAGGACATCCTAACGAGCGACCTATATGCGAAGCTATTCCCGAATGTGGTGCTCCGTCGTGACAAGAGCGGGAAGCAACACTACGAGACGACGGATGGCGGATTCAGGTACGCCACATCCACAGGAGCGACCATCACGGGCTATCATGCCCATGTCATCATCAACGACGACCCCGTGAACCCGAAGCAGGCGAACAGCGACCAGATGAGGATCACGGCGAACGAGCACACCAAGACCCTCTCCTCCCGTAAGGTGAACAAGGCGAACACGCCGACCATCACCATCATGCAGAGGCTGCACGAGAAGGACGTGACCGGCTACCTCCTCGACAAGAAGGCCGACAAAATAAAGCACATATGCCTGCCTGCAGAAGTGAGCGATAAGGTATCGCCTCCGGAGCTGAAGGAAAGATACGTAGACGGACTGCTCGACCCCGTGAGGCTGAACAGGGACATGCTCGCCGAGCAGTTGGTAGACCTCGGGTCGATACAATACGCCTGTCAGATGAAGCAGTCGCCGATCGTCGACGGGGGTAACCTCGTCAAGCGGGAGTGGTTCCAGTCGATATCCTTCCAGGAATTCACGGCGATGCGGTTCAATGAGCCGATGCACTTCTACCTCGACACCGCCTATGAGCGGAAAAAGAGCACGGGGAACGACCCCTCCGGCATCCTGGCGGCCTGCCGGATAGGGCAATACATATACATCTACAACGCCAAGCAGGCATGGCTCGAAATGCCCGACCTGCTACGGTTCATACCCGAGTACATGTCGGCGCACGGAGGCGACAAGCAGAGCATCCTGCACGTCGAGCCGAAGGCGAACGGCAAGAGCGTCATCCAGATGCTCCGTACGATATCAACCCTCAACGTGAGGGAGACGCCTTCGCCGAGCGACTCGAAGATGACCCGCTTCAAGGTGGTATCGCCCCGCATCGAGTGCGGCAGGGTCTTCCTCGTCGGCGGCGACTGGAACGAGGACTTCCTCAACCAGATATGCGCATTCCCGAACGCCGAGCACGACGAGTTCGTGGACATCCTCGGCTATGCCATCAACGACCTCTACGATGAGGACGACGGCATCGACTATGCGGCGCTGAGCAAGTCGGCGCTTGGTCTCTAAGGGCGACAAAAAAAATACGCGATATGGTACAAGAAATAAAAGATTACGTCAACAAGTTACTAGGCAAGAACCAGCAATTCGACGAACTACTTGCCAAGGGCGACATCTCGGGAGTCATCGAGAAGATGAAGTCACACAAGGACGAGGCCTTCAAGGCCTTGGAGGAGTACAACACGAAGACCCACCTCGTCATGGCCCGGCCAAAGAAGATCAGGAAAAACAAAAAGGGAGAAAGAACAGGCGACCAAGAGGTATGGAGGCTTCCGATATCCTATCAGCAGTACATCAACGAGATCGCTCTAGTATTCCTCTATGGACAGCCTGTTAAATGGTCGCAGTCCTCCGAAGGCACCGACGAAGCATACCAGGCATTCCTGAAACGTGTCAAGGACCTCAGGTTCAACGCAAAGATAAGGGAGGCGAAGAGGTTCGCTGGCTCGGAGACGGAGTCCGCCATGCTCTTCAGGGTATTCCGCAACGATGAAGGCTCCGCTGATTGTCAAATCAGGGTACTGGCGAACAGCAAGAACGATGAAATCTACACGAAATTCGACCAATACGAGAACCTTGCGGCCTTCGCCTGGGGATACTACGTGAAGGAAGGCGAAGACACGACATACCACTTCGACCTGTACACGGCGAAGACGAACTACTATTGCACCAAGAGAGCGCTTGGCTGGGATGTCATGAAGGAGGTGAACCTGATCGGTAAGATACCAGTCATCTACTTCAGGCAGAAAACGGAATGGGACGGATCCGCTCCGCTCACGAACCGAATAGAGGCAATCACTTCGAAGAGCGCCGATACGAACGACTACTTCGCCGACCCTATCGCAGTCCTCAACGCAGACGTCATCAAGAACCTTCCCGACAAGGACGATGACGGCAAGCTCCTCATCACGAACTCACAGAACGGAGTCGACGAAGCGGCAAGATACCTCACCTGGGACAGCGCACCGCAGTCCAAGAAGGACGAGATAGAGCTTCTTAACAAGTACATCATGCAGATGACCTTCACACCCGACATCACGACCGAATCGCTGAAATCCGTGTCGCAGCTCTCCGCAAAGGCGCTTAAGACGGTCATGATGTTAGGTGTCATCAAGGCGCAAAAGAGCAAGGAGTCGCACGATGAACTGCTCGACAGGACAGCGTCACTGCTTAAAGCGATAATAGGCAACGTGCTCGACGTCTCACTTAAGAGCCAATGCGACGCTCTCGTGGTGGAGCATGAGTACCAGGAGCCTTTCGGCGACGACATCACGGACGCCATCGCCAACATCGTGAAGAGCGTGGAATCAGGCATACTCTCTCAAGAGACCGCTGTGTCCCTCAACCCTCTCGTCAAGGATCCAGTGACTGAGCTCGAGAGAATCCAAGGCGAGAAGGAGCAGGCAGTACAGCAACAGATGGACATCTTCCGAGGCGAGCGGGAGGATAACAGGGAAGACGAGGAGAGGGACGCGGAATAAACGTGACGTGGTAGGCGCATGGACGAGAAGGACTACAAAAAGGCGAGCGAAGAGAGAAGCAGCCGCATTAAAGAGTATGCGGTGAAGATAGGCATGGCGTTCATGTCCGCGGTGGAGGAGCTGCTGAAGGTAATCAGGGGCTTCGCCCTCCCGGACGAGGGCGTCATGTTCTCGTTCGACTCGCTGCCGCAGGCGAAGAGGGCGGAGGTGGAGAAGAGGCTAAGGCACCTACACTCCGTGGCGAAGGCGATCACAGAAGACGGAATGAAGGCGGAATGGCTAAAGAGCGAGGAGTTCAACGACGAGCTGGTGAAGCAGATGACGGGCGTGGTGAAGGGTAACCCGGAGCTGGCGGGCTGGTTCGAGCGCAACAACCAGGCACGCAACGCCTTCATCAACCGCAAGGTGAACGGACTCAACCTCTCGGACCGGATATGGAAGACCGTCAAACAGCTCCGAGAGGAGATGGAGGTGGCGGTCACCGTATCGATGGGCGAAGGAGAATCGGCGGCGTCCATGTCACGGAAAGTGAGGAACTACCTCAACGACCCTGACCTCATGTTCCGACGCTTCCGATACAAGGCCGGAGAGGACGAGAAGGGAAACCCCATCTACCGCAAGAAGTGGAAGAAGAGGGTGAAGGACGAGGCCACGGGTCGTTACAAGTTTGTGGACTACGACAAGGACTCCTACAAGGTCGGAAGGGGCTACTACAAGTCATCGACGATGAACGCCATGCGTGTCACCAGAACGGAGACGAACATGGCCTACCGCATGGCGGACCACGACAGGTGGCAGCGCCTCGACTTCGTGCTGGGCCAGCGCATCAAGACCTCGAGAAGCCACAAGGACGAGGACATCTGCGACGACCTCGCTGGGGACTACCCGAAGGAGTTCACCTTCACCGGCTGGCACCCGCAGTGCATGTGCTATTGCACGCCGATCATGCTCGAGCCGAAGGAGGTGTTCAAGATGTCGAGGGCCAAGCTGGAGGGTAAGACCTTCAATCCATCACGGGGACCCGTCACGGAATACCCGGATGGGTTCAGGAAGTGGGTATCCGACAACTCGGAATACATAGCAAGGAAGAGGGCGGAGGGCAAGGAGCCGTACTTCGTCAGGGACAACGCTGAAGCGGTGGATGGCATCCTAGGCATTCCGAGGATGCGAGATCTGGGAGCTAAGGTAGACGCAATTTTCAAGCCAAACGAAATCAACACCTATGCCTCTTTTGAGCCTTTCTCGCCAATGATCATGAAAGCGGTCAGCGAGGCGAAAGGGCGAAATGAAAGGAGGAAGATATTCGAAAGCATAATGGAAGACGAGAGAGCGAAGGAATGGCCTAAAAAGGGGAAAGGTAGAACCGTAGAATTCCCCGGGCATAAAGGCAGAAAATCTGAATCTTGGCAGGCGACAAAAAAAGCCATCGAGGAATTAAACGAATCTGGAGTAAATGTGGCATTGCTTCCGGAAATGGATAACACGTCATGCACAGACGCCTTGCTGAAAATCAAAGATGGATATTATCTCACAGATTTCAAGATGTCAGACTCCACGAAATCCAACACATTATCCATGGATCTCAAAAAAGGCTTTACTCAAGCCAACACCATAGCGTTGAAGCTCTTTAGGATGGATGGAGGGGAGTTTAAAAAAGCAATAGAGTATTTGAAAAGAAACGAGGTCTATTACGGAAATTTAATTCTACTGAATAAATACGGGAGGCATATTATTCTTACTAAAAATTCATTAGCAACAGGCAAATACAAAAAAATGATAAAGGGCTTCCTGTAACAGAAAGTCCTTTATCAGTTCCGCCTCGCCACCATTTCAGATGGCAATACTTGGGGCACGGTCGTCAACGCATAAAAGCGAAGTCCCCTCTGTGGGTTAAGCCCCCTGGGTGGCAGGGCTTCCAATGGAGAGGCCAGCCGATGCAAATATGCAAAAAAACTTTTTAATACACAAAGAAAAATCATCAAAATCTATCACAAGCCACAAACAGAGCCACCAAAGACACCACCAGCGCCAACAGGCCTGACACAGCGCCTACGGCGGTCCAGTTTATAGGGTTCCTCAGACTCGGGTTGCTCGACATGTAATCGTCACCCTTCGCAGTCATGCCAACGCTAAATGGTTCGTCCTCCGTCTCCGTCCATGCCGCACTGACGAGACCTTTCTCCTCTAACGTGGAGATTGCCTTGATATACAGAGACGAAGGATACCCCCGTGGCCGACGCTTCCCGTCATTCACGAGCCTGAGCACCTTCTTCTCGTCTTCGCTTAACCGTATGCGTTCCATCACTCGCCTCCTTTCTTCACCTCGACGGATATCCTGCCACCGCAATGCGGGCAGACGATCTCCCCATCCGTCCAATCATCGAACAACTCGCCGACACGCACATCCAGTGCGGCGGCCAGTTTCAATAGCGTGTCGTAGCTGGGCTTCAGCTTACCGTTCGCCAGCACGCTGACGGTAGGCTGAGGCATACCCATGCGGGCACCGAGATCCTGGAGCTTGAGGCCCTTAGCCTTACATAATTCCTTAATTCGCAACATAAAATAATGCTTTGGTTTATGCAAAGATAGAAAAAATAATGTAATACGTGAAAAAATCTTTGAAAAAATTTGGAGAATATAATGTAACGCCTTATATTTGCGTTAAAGAATTAAAGAAATGCGTTATTAACTTAAAAATTAAGGCTTATGAAAACGATAGCGATAATTGGTCAAGTAGATGCGAAAAGCGGATTAGTAGATGCGTGGTGCAGAATCATAGCGGATACGAAGTGTGAGCTCCGCTTCAAGTTGAAACAACTATACCAAGACATATTTTGGCAAGAGAAGGAGGACACCATAGCCGTGTACGAACTTGTCACAGAGCCGAACGGATACCAACACACAGGCAAAGAACTTTTTAGAGTGAAGAGCAGTCTATTTTGGGCAAAGAAATAATAGCTAACCAGCGGGGGCGAAAGCCCCTCATAACACAAAAAGATATGGCGGCAAAGAAGAAATATTACAAATCACGCAAAGAGGCGAATAAGGTATGCGCGGATCGTAACAGACTATATGGAGGATACGTCTACGATGTTTTTCGCATGCCGAAAGGCACCAGGCATCATGGAGAATATGCGGTATGCACTTATGTCGAATACCTGAATACGTATTGATTAATCCGTCACAAATCATTTTCAAAAGACCATTCAGAACTCTCGGAGCAGAATTTTCGACCCTGCTCCGAGAGTTTTTTGTGACAATTTTGGCTGAAAAAACGCCTGAATTTTGTCACAAAACGAAAAAATACCAAAAATCCCATTTTTCCCGAAAACGTGACAGTCCCAAAAATCGAGGGTTTTTCCCAATTTTGTCCACCCCGTTTTGTCCACCCCTAACCCATTGATTTTCAATGCCCAATATACTATATGTCACAATGTACAATTATTTTTAATAATAATATATATAATATATATACGTATAAATATATATAAGGTAGAAAAGTTTGGAGGTGATGTTCACGTCTTTTTGTCCACCCGTTTTGTGACATCACAATTGTGATGCCGTTGCGTGGCTAGGGAAAAATGAAGAGACCCGATCTCCCGACCGAGTCTCTAACGACTTAACATAACAAAAATAATCGAAATGAAAAAAAAGTCATCGCTGGTTTGTGCAATCTGTCTGATGTCTTGATGCGACTACACAAATTTAGCGATTACGTTTTATTTTTCAGGGCATTGCGATGATTTTCTTGCCGAAATATTTGCAATTTGACAAATACTGATTATTTTTGTGCGCTTACAAACACAAACTTAAAGTGCACTCTATGAAAGACAAACTACGTAAGGCGTTGTCCGAGCTATGCAAGGACTTCGGATTATCGGAAAGGGCCATTGAGGAGCTCGCTGAAATCAGCGCCCAAGGGCTAAACGACAAGTCTACAGACGAAGACATTAAGAAATTGGCGGATTCGCTCGTCCCTTATGCGAAACTGACGCAGGGGGAAATCACGAGGAAGATGTCCAAGAAACCAACCCCAACACCGCCGCAGCCTACGCCGCAGCCTACGCCGACACCGCAACCGGCTGACGGACAAAATGGTGATCTGGCGAAGCTCATCGCCGACCAGTTGGCACCGTTCAAGGCGCAGCTCGAAAAGCTGCAAAGCGAGAACGAGGCGCTCAAGGCGGAGAAGGCGAAGCAGACGAGAGCCGCGGAGATATCCTCCAAGGCGAAGGAGTTGGGCATTCCTGATTATCTCGTGAAGCGTTTCGCGATAGCGGATGACGCGGACATCGCGAAGGAGCTCAGCGATTTCAAGCAGGACCTCGTCAACAACAACCTGATGTCAAAGGACGCGGCATCGGTGCAGACGACGAAGGACGAGGACATGAAGAAGATGGCGCAGCAATGGGCCGACACCCTTCCTGGTAACAACTAGCGAACTCGCGTCCGTAACTCTAAAAAATTAGCTTTATGGCAATCAATTTCCAAAAAACCACATTTTCCGGTCGTGTTCCGGAGATCTGGAGGGGGGAATGCAAGATTCTCCCTGGCGGCTATAGGCCCAACAACGATGTGTCTGTCGGCACTATCGTAAGGAGGGGCACGCCGTTGAGGATCTACAATGGATTCACGGCAGACCTGTGTAAGACAGCGACAGTGTTGTCCGGCGGGACGACGACGAAGCCACGAATCGGCAAAGGCAACCTCTTCGAGGTGGGCGATGTCGTGTTCAAGGTCGGGAGCGACGGGACCGTGTCTAAGACCATCTTGGCCATCAACCGCTCTAAGGCGGACTATGACGAGTTGACGCTCGACCATGCGCTTACCGGTCTGAACGCTAACGATGTCATAGCCGAGGCGACGCCTTATGGCTATTACGATGCCGAGAGCACCGATGAGGGTGCTCTGGAGGTGGTCGCATCCGGTGCTTCTGACGGCCAGGTGAACCTTGCGACCGCTAAGGCGAACTACCACGGCTCGAAGGAGCTGGCGGCTAACGACTACGTGATCTTGAAGAACGCCACCGTCAAGGTGGCCCCTAATGCGGTGGTTGGCGCTGACCTCGTCTTCGACGGCAAGGGCGCTCCTACTTTCGCCGTGGCGTACGACGCCGTGGTACTCTATCCTTCTCTGCAGTTCCCTATTCTGTCCGAGTGGCTGAATGGCGGTGGCCTGTGCTTGAAGGACAATCCGAATATCCACATCATCAAGCAGTAAAGGAGGTGAACTATGGAATTTCAGTATAGCTCTATTTTTGGCGATTTGACAAAGAACGTGCAGTTGCGCTTCGACGCGATTTCAGAGAAGAACAAAAAGCTCTTCGACAATGCCATCTTCGAGAAGTATCTCGACTGGGATACTCCGACGGTTGGCCTCGACTTCGAGGAGTTGCTGGGCCAATACAACATCACCGTGGCGGCGCCTACCCTCGGAACCGACTCCAAGGAGGCCATCCTCGGCACGGAGGGTCTGCAGACGTTGAAGGAGACAATCCTCAACCATGCGATCACCCGTCCGCTCACGATTCAGGAGTACCGCAAGGTTCTTCAGATCCTCGACTCGAAGTCACTGCCTGACAGGACGAAGACTCAACAGCTCGTCGATCTCATGTTCGGCAATGTGCGCACCGTCGTGGATGGTGTCTTGAGCAAGTTGGACGTCATATTCCTCGGTGCGTTGTCCAACGAGGGCCAATTCACCCTCGACGACACAACCAACCCTGAGGGTGGTGTGAGGACGACCATCAACTACAACCAACCGGGTGAGAACATTGCGACCGCTTCCACCTACTGGACCGACGGCAACCTCTCCACGGTCGACTGTTTTGAGGACATCCTCGGCGTCATCGACGCTGCGCAGGATAAGGTCGCTTTCGCTAAGATCTTGTGCGCTCCTTCCGTCATCTCTTACATGTGCCGCTCGGCCAAGGTTAAGCAGATGATCTGGGGAACGGACAAATCAGCCCGCATGGTTCAGCTGAAGGACTTGAACGATTACATGCAGTCGAACGGCTTCCCTGTGTTCGAGACCGTCCGCAGGCAAGTCCGCATTCAAAACGGACAGCAAAGGACTCCGTACTCTCCTTGGAACGCCAAGAACATGGTGTTCATTCCTGAGGGCAAGCTCGGAACGATCAAGAACGCATGGGCGAACAGCGAGCTTCGTCCTGAACCGGGCGTATCCTATTCGAACTACGGAAGAGTCCGCGTATCCCAATGGGGCGCAGGCGAAACCCAAGGCTCGAACGGCGTCGAGTTCATCAAGGCCGAGGCGTACGCCTTGCCGGTGATCACCGAGATGAATGGTATTTACACTCTTAAGACGAACGTCTGATGAAGAACTCCGAAGTGATACGAGGCCTGTGCAACGCCATGGCAAACACGTTCTACCCGGACGATGAGACCATCAACACGATGTGCTTCAACGAAGGGGTGGACGCCACAGCCGAGGCGACGCCGAAGGACGTCCGCAACTTCAGGCTTGCCCTGTCGCTCGTGGTCGGATACGTGGAGGGCAGCCGTTCCGAGAACGGCGTGTCCACAAGCGTGTTCTCCGAGCGTATCAAGCAGAGCATCAGCTATTGGTGCGGCATCTACGGCCTCGACGCTGACGAGGAGCTATCGGACTTTGTGAGAGTGGTAGAGGATGGTTCACATCTCTGGTAGGAGGACGAAGGATATGAGGTACAACGGCACGCTCAGATATTACCTGCTCCCGGAGGACGTCACGTTCAACGAATACGGGGAGATAGCGGAGCCTGACAATACGGGCAACGAGGAGTCCACCTCCGACGAGGCAGTGGCAACGGCCGGCGAGGAGGTGGCGTCCGAGCCCCAATCAGACTGGAGCGAGCCGATACGATGCTCGGTACAGACGACCCGCAACGACAACGTGAGGCGCACAGCCGACAACGTGGAGCGGGTCTGCTCCTTCATCGTGCTATTGCCCGCTTCGTCGGGGTTTGACTTCAGGAGCCGCAACAAGGTGAGACTTGAACGGCATGGGGAAGACCTCGGGGAATTCGAGGTGATAACATCGGAGCTCGTCCCGACGCAAGGGCGCATCAAACTTGTGGTCTGATGGGCAAGCGGAAGGCATCGGTGAGGATGTTCGCCGGCAGGTGGCTCGACGAGATCAAGGCGGACTTCGAAGCACAGGTCGAGGAGGCCATCGATGAGGTCATCACGGGCCTAGCGGCCATTGGCGAGCATGCGGTCACGATAGCGAGGGACCAGGGCAGCTACAACGACGTGACGGGTAACCTCCGGTCATCCATCGGCTATGTCATCCTCAGGGACGGCGAGCCGGTCCTGCAAGGGGAGTCGAGACAGTTCTCGGGACCCAAGGGGGACGGAAAGGAGGGAGTCCAAGTGGCGGAGGCGCTGCTCGACCAGCTGAGGTCTGAGTACCCTTCGGGACTCGTCCTCATCGTCTGCGCCGGCATGAACTACGCCTCCTTCGTGGAGGATGTCCACGGGCTGGACGTGCTGACAAGCGCACAACTCGACACCGAGCAGCAGGCGGAGGAGATGGTTAAGGAACTATTCACAAGACACTAAGACAATGCTCACACCTAACGAGATGGAAAGAACGATGTACCAGTTCGTGAAAGCGAGCGCATTGGGTAAGGCTATAGGCGGAGATGTCTACCGCCGCAACAAGCGCCCGTCGGGATCAAAGGATGAGGACATCGTGCTGTGGCACAGCGCCGGAATCGATGACCAGATACAGACGGGCATCGTTCGGCTCAATATCTACACGTTCCCGAAGGTCCTCAACCGGACGAACACGCCCGACGAGGCGAGGTGCGGGGCATTGGAGAGACTCTTCTACGACATGCTGGAGACGGGCGCGGCGCAGACGGGCGTTGCGATGCGGACGGACGGAAGTCCGCGGGTCGACTACGACCCCGACACGAAGCAGTTCGTTATAGCATGTCGGATACGATATCAGTATTTGAATTTAGACTACTAAAAATCAAATAATTATGGCTACATCAGATTATGGCGTAAAATATTTGAAGCTCGCTCCGGCTACCGACAAAGACCTGAGCGGTTACTATCAGGTGGACTCCACCACGACAGGGGCGCTGAAGGTCGTTGCGGCGAACGCCACTCCAGGAGAAGGCGAGATCAAGATCACGTCCGTGACTCCCTACAAGTCCGCAAAGGAGCTCGCCGTGAACGACTACGTGAAGGACCTCACGTTCAACGTGGGCGACTTCATCGACTTCGATACCATCGTGGGTCTTCCTACGATGAAGGTCGAGGCCATCGTGAAGGGCTCGTTCCAATATACGGATACGGCTCCTTCTGAGACCAAGATCGAGATCGAGGACTCGGACGATCCATACGCAACGATCAATACGGATGGCGGGTCGAAGGGCTTCACCCTTCAGACCTACGACCGCAGCGAGGTTGCGTTCAAGTACTTCCTTGGCTACGTCAAGGAGGGCAACAAGTTGAAGGAGCCGGTAAGCTTCACAATCCCGAACCAGTGTGTGGAGATCCGCACGCTGGAGCAAGGCTCCAACCCGGCGAAGATCTACCGCTTCGCCCGCATGAGCCTCCGCGTCACCAGCTCCGGCACGTTGGGTAAGGAGACCTTCCCTACCTTCACGCTCGAGTTCACCAAGCTGGCGAACTACAACGCAGCAGGCGAGGAGATCTCGGGAACGGACTGGGAGAAAGTATCGGCTTCCTGATAACCCGAACATCAACAACCCGAGAGGAGGTGGCGACGCCTCCTCTCTTTCAATTGAACAAGAATGAACCTGAACACGGCTACACAGACGACGGACACGATATCGGAGAGGGGCAAGTTCTTCATGATCGGCCTTCTGCCGGTCTACGCCAAGCCCTTGACGCTCTCGCAGGTCATCGAGATAGGCGAGATTTCGGGGATGATGGAGGAGACGGACGTAGCGGACGTATCCAAGGGGGTCGCAAAGTTCGCCTTCGACAGCCCGCTCGATGTGGAATGCACGCAGGAGATAGCGTTGATAGCCTTATTCAGAAGCAAGGCGTTGCGTAGGATGTTCGGGTGGTACGTGAAGAAGAAGATGAACACGCGGACGCTCAAGAAGTGCATGAGCATCGTGTACGAGACTTTCGATTTCGCTTTTTTTTTCAGCGCTTCGATTTTCCTGCGAGGCGTGAAAAGGATAAACGGAGGAAAGGAGACGGAAGCAGTCCATGGGCGACCATCGGAGGAGTGATGAAATACTTCCGAATGGACTATGAAGAGATACTAAACCGCCGGAGTTACAAGAATATAGTTCTCCTGAACGCATCGATACCATCGTACGACACAGACACAGACAAGGACGAAAGGGAAGAGGAAGAGAGAAAAGAGAAATTCGTGCCACGGCACGCAAATGAGATATTCGACCAACTTCTATAAGATAGATTTAATGGAACTGCATTACGAAGTACAGATAGACACGAAGAAGGCGCAAATCGACGTCGAAGACCTCGAGAGCGTATTCGAGAAGATGGGCGCATCCACTGAGAAGAGCATCCAACGGCTCGCCACGTGGGGCAAGGAAATCACGCAGGACATGAAGGACGGCAAGATTACCACCTCGGAGGCGACGCAGAGCATCGTCGCGTTGCAGAACGAGATACGCAGGCTATCGGTGAGCGAGCAGGGACTCGGCAACGAGTCGAGGGCGCAACTTCGGCAGGCTAACCAAGGGCTGACCGTATTGGGGCAGTCCGTGAGGAAGTTGGAGCGCACACGCACGCAGGCGCACACGCAGAACATGCGTCAACTCAAGGAGCAGGAGCGGGAACGCAAGAAGATAGAGGCGATGGACAGAAGGGAGGAAGCCCGCAACAAGAGGATGAACATCGCCGCATCCAGAAGGCTCGGCAACGCAATAAAAGGAGCAGGAGCGAGCGGTCTCGGCAGTGCGGTCGGTTCAATCGCGGGGATGGCTAAATTTGGCGTCGCAGGGGTTGGCATCGCAGGTGTGATAGAGGCTTTCAAGAGATTCTTCGAGAATTTTGGCGATAGCATCAAAAAGGCAATCGCCCCGAGGTCGGTTGAAAAAGATTTTGCAAACGCCGTCGAGGATTTCAAAAAAGCCGTTAATTTCCTAATCAAGAAGGTTATTGAAGGTAAAGACGGAAAGGACGCATCTATCGAAGCGTTGAACGAATCAATAGAGAGCAGAAGGGCGAACATAAGGCAGGAGCAGGTCGAGCAGGAGAAAAGGGTCGCAATGATTCACGAAGAGAACCTCGATATAAAGAAATTAAAGGAGGCGATAGGTGAACTTCGACGAGTTCCGGCATTATCGGGGCTCACAAACGAGCAACTCGTTAAAGGCAATAAGGAACAACAGATTAAGGCGGTACGCGACTATTACATCCAACGTGAGGCTAATATCGCCAATACGGAAATAAATAAGGAGATAACCAAGATAAACAAGATATACGACGCAAAGATTAAGGCGTTGAGATTAAGTTCTATTCCGTCTTCTTTAGTCGAGGATTTCGAAAATCTAAGGCTTGGGTACAAATCCGTACACGATATGTCTGCTGGCGATGGTAAGGTGCATTTGTCCGATAGACTGATAGAGGCATATTATCCCGACATATTCAGTGGACTGAAAAAAGGCACTGAGGATTGGAGCGAGATGATGGAGCGACTTCGTGAAGGTGAAGGCTTTTATCCGAAGGAACTTGTTAAAGAAATGGAGGCGCAACTCGACAAGGTTAACAAGTACTATGATTCGCTCACTGATGCGCAGAAGGAAGATTCGCGCATCATGCGGGATATTAATGCGAAGAGGAATGCCGAGCTTGCTCCTTATCTTTCCCTTAAAGAACGCAAGAAAGCGGAAATCATATCCGATAATGAACTGGCGAGATATACGGAGAATGCCAATAAGGCGAAGGAGAGGCTATTAAACTACGAGAAGGCGATGCAAGCCATAAACGGCATAGCCAAAGCGGACAAAGGCTCTACATACGGCGAACTGCTCGTCAACGCGAACGAGACGAAGAAGGCGCAACTTGCGCAACTCGCTAAATACAAGCGATACGCCAACACGGAGGAGTATCAGAAGGCGCTCGCACGCATCGACGCGCAATTCAAGGACTCCGTTGACGAGGTTAACAAGATAGTCGGCGACATGTTCGACGAGATAGACTCCAAGTTCGAGGAATCGAGCGAGAACTCGTTGCAGAAGACAAGGCGCAACATCCACGACGCATACGAGAAGATGCGCAAGGAGTTGAAGGACTTCTTAGAGCTAGAGGAAGTCTACGAGGATAGGGAGCGCAAGTTGAACGAACTAGAGAACCGAGCGTTGGAGGACGCCGACCTCGAACATAGCCTCAAGATGATAGTGAAGGAGAGCGAGGCGAAGGAGAACGCAATCAAGACATCGACGAAGTACCTCGACGAGGAGGAGCGGGAGAACGACATCAAGAGGGAGCAGATAGCGAGCATCGAGAAGCAGATAGAGGCTATCGAGAAGCAGAACCACGTGAGCGAGGAGGAGCGGGACATGCTGGAGCAGCTTCGGATGCAATGGAGCATGTTAAGGCATGAGATAGAGCAGACGGCGGAGGAACGGAAGAAGTACTACGACGAGGAGCGCAGGCTCGCGATAGTCGAGGGTATCACGAACATAGGCGGGACTCTGTCATCGTCATCCAACCCTTACGTGTCGTCCATCGGCTCGCTGATGGGCAACTTCTCGGGAATCCAAGACATCCAACGATTGAGGGCTCAGCAATTGCAATTCCTAAAGGCGGAAGACCAAGCATGGCTGAACGGAGACCTCAAGGGAGCGGAGGCGGCGCGTGCGGGAGCGAGGGCGAGCAAGGCGCAGGCTACGGCATCGGCGGTGAGTGCGGCGGTTCAGTTCGGTTCGGATGTCTTCAACGCCTTCGCCGATAGCGCGGAGCAGGGAAGGCAGGCTCTCGAGGAATGGAACGCGAAACTCGCGGACTCTGCGCATCAACTCGCTCTCCTCACCATCGAGGAGTACGAGTACAAACAGAGGAATATCTTCGGAGTCGATGACCCGTACAAGAAGATGCAGGCGTCAATCGACAAAGAGAGGGTCGCCCAGCAGGAGGCGGCGAAGGCTCTCACCAAGATGGCTAACGAGGGCATCGTGCAGGTCGGCACGAAGAAGAAGGCGGAAGGCAAGACGGTCGCTCAGATAGCGGCGAGCGGTGCGGGAGCGGGAGCGTTGATAGGGGCGGCGGCTGGTTCGGCGGCTACTCCAGTCGGCACAATCATCGGCACGGCGGCGGGCGCTATTGTCGGTGCGGTGACGGGCATCTTCGCGTCACGTAAGGAGGTGGCTATCTACGACTCTTTGAAGGCTAAATACGGAGAAGTCTACAATAAGGAAACCCTTGAAATCAACAAGCAGATACTCGCCGATTACGGCAAGATGGACGAGGCGACAAAGAAACTTGTGGACAACGCTAAGGAGTTGCTCGCTAAGCAGAAGGAGGCGCACGAGGAGTTCCTATCCTATATCCAAGACATGGTCGGCACGATGGGAAGCGACATATCCAACATCCTGGTCAACGCCTTCCGAAGCCGTGACATCAAGACGGCGATGGACGACTTGAAGGGCTACCTCACGCAGACAATCGAGGGAGTGTTGCAGAAGGAGGTCTTCGGTCTCGTGTTCGGCGACGCCTTCGATAGCCTGAAGGCGCAATTAAATGCGATCAAGAACGAGGACGGGCAGATAGTCGGCAAGATAGACGAGCCGATTTCCTCGTTCATCCACAACATCGAGGACGGCATGGCGGAGTACGCCGACCTCATGAACCAACTTCAAGAGAAGTACAAGAGGTATGGGTACGACATCTTCACGGACGACATGGAGGCTCAGCAGGAGGCGATGCAGGGAGCAATATCGGGCATGACGGAGGAGACGGCGGGCAAGATTAACGGCAACTTCATGGGGCTGAAACTGACCGCAATGGAGGTGAGTGACAAGGTGAGCGCGATTAACAACCTATTCGACGAGGCTAACAGAATAGCGAGGGCGTCGCTCGACGCGCTCAACGCGATAGCGGAGAACACCGCCTTCTGTCAGAGGTTGGAGAGGCTATCCGCAGACATAGCGGACATCAAAAACAACGGCTTAATATGTAGGTAGATATGGCACTATACACTATCAACGACATAGACATCTCTGCGGAGTTCGGGGCGTACTTCAAGAAGGGCGCGTACGACTCGCTGATGACCTATCCTTCCGTTAAGGAGTACCTCACGGAGGAGGTGAGGGAGGAGAACGGCGAGCGCACACTCGTTCAGATGCCGAGGGTGAAAGCCCGCACAATCACGATGGAGGTGCTAATCAAAGGGGCGGACAAGGAAGATGCACAGATTAAGAGCGAGCGGTTTCTCGCCTTCCTCATGAATGCTGGCGAGTTCTTCCTACACCTCGTAGTACGCAACCGAGGATACCGCCTTCTGTTCGTCGGCGGGGAGTCACGCAGGGCGATAAAGGAGAGGGGCGAGACATACCTTGAACTCGCCATCCAGTTCAAGCAGAACGACCCGTCTGATGTGACGGAGTACATGAACCTCGCCACGGAGGCGACGGACGACATCATCACGGAGGCAGGAGACGACATAATAGTAACCACTAACGTATATTGAGTATGAGCAAGATAAAAGTATCACAGATGACGGAGGCTTCGTCCGTCAGTCAAGGCGACAAGTTGATGGTCGTCCAAAACGGCGAGAACAAGAAGGTCGATGTGTCCCTCTTCCAGCAGGCGGGGCAACCAGCGGGCAACGCAAGCCAACTCGAAGGGCATGGGGCGTCATATTTCCTGCCCGCAACGGGCACGGCGGCGGATTCGTCCAAGTTGGGCGGTGTGGCATCATCCAACTACGCAACAAAGGAGTACGTGGACGCTCGCACGGGGCAGTCATCGTTAGACCCTACATGGTGTTGTCCTAAGATGTGGTTCGACGTCGAAAATCTGCCGAACAACGATAGCGAACACTACCACTATTGCGACGGCTCATTCCTCGACCCCGACGAGTACCCCGAACTCTTCGCGGTCATAGGCTACAAGTACACGCCTACATCCTTGCAGAGTTCGGGCTTCAAACTCCCCGACCTCAACGGGCGGTTCGTCCTCGGGGCGTGTCGCGGAATCACCAAGAAGACGGTGAACCTACCGACGGCAATGTATTCGGGAGAAGAGTTCGATGATAACGGGCAATTCGTATTCCCTTCCGACACTGGCAGGAGCGGTGGCGATGCCGTTACGGTGCAGTACCTCAATAGTCAGATGTCGAAGCACATGCACGTGTACGAGAAGCCAGAGATTGGCACGAAGGGAGAGGCGCACTCTTCGGCGGAGTACCGCGTAAAGGGTTCAGAGACTACGGACACATCCTATACGGCGGGCTACAACGACGCGAGCATGGTGGCTTATCCAGCGACTGCTCAATCCGTCGGCATGTTGTCCATGCCACCTTACCTCACGTTCGCGTGGATAATGCAGGTTAAACCATTCGAGACAGAAGAATAGGCATGAATAGCCGAATCGACATATTGAGGAACGGAAGCGTGTACCGCTCAATCACGCCCGACGAAGGGGCAACGATGGAGGACTCGTACTGCGGTATCTCCACGCTATCGATGGAGTGGGACTCACCCACGCCGATGAACGTGGAGATAGGCGACTACGTGGAGGTGTGCGGGCGCGCGTTCTTCTTCTTCTCGAAGCCGAGCGAGGAGGTGAATAGCACGATGCGCTACCACTACGCCTCACGGCTCTACGGCGAGGAGAACATGATGAACAAGACGCTATGCCTATTCCTCGATGTGTTCGACAGAATCAACATCAAGTCACAGAGCGACTATGAACTGAGCGCGACACCGCAGGAGGTCATGTCGTTGATAGTGCGCAACATCAACCGCAACGTGGCGAATCCGTGGACTTACAACGTGACGGAATTGAAGAAGGCGGGCGAGGTCGTGAGCCTGCAGGTCGTCAACAGCACATGCAAGAACGTGCTCGACAACCTCTGCAACAAGGTTGGCGGTGAGTGGTGCTTCGACCATTCGACCCGCACCATCACACTATCCGATAGGGACAAAATAGAGAAGGATAGAGGGCTGAGGATAGAGTACCCGACTAACGCGCTCGCTCCGTTGAAGTTCACGCACAACGAGGACAGAATCACAAGAATGTTCGTCGCAGGCGGTAGGCGCAACATACCGAGCGGATACGCCGACGGGGAGAGCGATAGGCTTCTGATGCCGAACGGGGCGAAAATCCTTGAAATCCCGTCCGCAATCCCTATCGAGGGCTTCTATAACAACGACGACATCTATCCTCGCAGAAACTCGCAGATTAACGGCGTAAGGAAGACGGAGAGGGGCTTCTACTTCGTCGCAGACACAACGCTGAGGTTCGACATCAACAAGCAACTCGTGGCTGGGCAGACGGCTAAGATAGCCTTCAATAGCGGACGGCTAACGGGCTACGAGTTCGAGATAGCATCGTACAATAGCACCACAAAGGAGATGGAACTCAAGCAACAGACGGAAGGCGAGTACGTGATACCTAACGAGACGATGCGCCCCGCGGTGGGAGATAAGTACGTGCTACTCGACATCATCATGCCGAGTCAGTACGTGGACGACGCGGAGGAGGAACTGAGGCAGGATGCGGAGGAGGTGTTCGCCGACAAGTCGAAGGACAAGGTGAAGACGGACGCTCCCCTCAGCACAAGGTGGCTAATCCTCAACAATAGAGACATCAACCTCTTCGACATGGTGACGGTCAACCACAACGGGACGGACAAGGTGATAAGAGCGGTCAAAGTTACGAGATACCCGTTCGGCAAGTCATCCTATGGGCGCAAGATTGATGTCGAGCTTTCCGAGTTCACTCCAGCCACCGCAATCACGCAGATACGGCAGGATGTGGCGCAACTCGGCACGAAACTCAACAACGTGCAGGCACGGCAGAGCAACAAGAACGAATCGACGGATAGGAACTCGAACAGAATGGACGACGCCCTATCTTGGAAGATAGGAGACGAATAAAATGGTAGAGCAGGACGAGAAGCGACATATAGGCATGTGGTACGGCTCACGGGCGTACTTCGAGATGCTCGTTAGGCGTAAGGCGTTGAGGGTAGACCGCATCTACTTCGTCGGCGACTCGACTGGCATGAGCAACGGCTTGAGCGCGTCGGAGATAGGCGTCATCTACGTAGCAACGGGAGCGGACAAGTTCGTAAGGTTCGGCACATTCTCGCAGACGGAGAACGTGACGGAGGACATCACGAACATCTACAACATACTCGAAGGCAAGACGGAGATACACGAGTACGAGTGGAACGGCGCATTCCCAGAGGAAGGGGACGAAGGAAACCTCTATGTGTCGTCAGTCACGGGCAA